TCCATATCACCTTTAAATTTAGAAAGAGACACTAGAATATGTTCACGGAGTGCTACAGCTGAACTCTGATCAACCACAAAATTGGGCCAATTGAGGTGTACACCCGTTTTCATTAGATCTCCCGACACCTTTGGTGGTGATACAGAAACGAGACATTCTTTACCACCATGAAATTTAACAGTTTCACAAATATTTTTAGATATATCATGGATATCGTCAATACCTAGGGGATCGACATCTTTATAGTCGATGTCAACGAAAAAGTTATAGGTCTCACTCTTTTGCTCGACGACGTAAATTCTCTCACCAGATTTTACAGACTCTATATACTTATCGTAAAATTCATTCAATCTATCAAATGGCACTGAGAGTTTACCCCCGTCCATGAGCACATGTGATAGATTGGTAGCATTATTGAATTTTTGGGAAGTGTACCAATTCTTAAACATACCTTATTATTGTTCTTCATCTCTAAACCATTTCATACATGAGACGTCCTGATATTCTTTACTTTGAGAAATTTGCTTTTTAAAAGTAAGTAATTCATAAACCGTTTTACTTTCATTATCTTTGTACCACTGCTGAATCTCCTCTTCACATAGTCCTCGATTCTTCTCAAGTAGTTCACCAATCTGTCTTAAAATAAAAGCCTTGGACTTCATTATTTAATAGAGAAGGTTTTTCTATTGTGAGAACTTATACACGCATAAAATTGGGGATTCTTAATGACATTATCTATGATCAACTTCCATCGTTTACGTCCGTTGAATTCTTCTAGTGTATCATAGCTCATGAAATCGTTCTCATCATGGGTTTTACGAATAGGTTGATTGTTCATCTTTTTGATTTGTGTTTTGTGTTTTTCTTCGTAAAACTTACGAATTTGTGTTTGTTGTTCTGATCGATTGTAATTGACAAAGAATATGAATACGTTATATTCTAGGTCTACCGTTGGGCTTTCTTTGTGTATAAATTTGAATTCTGTATATTCACCATTTTTTAGTGACACGACACCACGTGTCTCTTCTTCTAATTCTCGTAGGGCACACCTCAAGGGGTTGTAAATTTCCCGTCTTCTACACCCACCCGTTACGAAAATCCAATCTTTAAATCTCCAGTCTCTTACTGTGAGAAATCTCGGTTTCCCATCGGTAAAAGTAACCGGTACTGCAATCGCTTTGTACTTCTTCATTGCGCATTCGCAAGTTATAATAAGTGGATATGATTATTCTTCGGATTTTTCATCCACCTCATCGATATCTTCAAGCTTCTTTTCAGGTACAGGAACTGGAGCAGAAACTGGCTCTGGGGGTGGAGCTAAGTGTCGAACGACCTGGGCTGAGAAACCTTTAAAATTGTCAATATCCTGTTTAGCCTTGTTTAACTCTTTAAACATGTAAATCATACCAATTGCAAAAACGATCACTGCAACGATGAGTAGTGTGTCTTTATTGACTGGAACCATTTATAAATGAAAATGTCATTTTCTTTTTAAGCTTTCTACATCACGGCACCCATCTTAGTCTTACCAGCGGTGGGGCATTCATACGGGCTCTGGGCAAATTGAACGGCTTCGTAATGCGCATTTTCACATGATTTGCTTGTTGGCTGTGTGGGTTGACCAACAAACTTTTCGAGTGTCCTGGAGTTAGGATCGTACGTCAATACAAAAACGATGGCAAGGAGAAATACTACTGTCCAAAACATCTTTTACTAATTAGTTAGAATATAAAAGGCCTCCCATACCATTTTCAATACGGAGGACATTGTAATTTACAGCATAAATATCATCACCAACATCTTGGTTATCGTTAATGAGACGAGCCGAGTCAAGTCGACTGAAGTTTAAGCTACCGGTAGGCTGAAGCTTACCGGAATCGAGGCAGAATGGGTAGAAGAACAGAGTCTTGGCTGTTCCTAAAGACGAGTTAGTGGTGTGATAATACGAAGTTACAGTGGAGAAGTTGGGATCGGCAAATTTGTAATCAGCAACATCTGTACCGTTAATTTGGAGCTTGAGCTTATTATTATCGTTAAGGATCGCCATAGCAGAAGCCTTACCAGAAGCCAAATACTTGACGGGGTGGTTGAAGTTGAGCTCCTGGATCTTGGATCCAGAGGAGACCGCCTTCTGGGTTTGGGTGATGAGCATATTTTGGGGTTGGGAAGCGAATACCTCACGCTCCTGGGTATCGAGATACGCGTAATTGGCGTAGACATCCCACTTGTCAGTGGCCGCCGCGGCGCCCCAAGTGATTCGGAGCTCGACATCGTGGTACTGAAGAGAAATGAGTGGGAGAGCAGTCTGCCAGTTCTCACAGAAAGCAAAGCGGAGGGGGTAGAACCTGTAGGATGTGCCACCGTTGACCAGGTCGGCAGCAATAGACTTGGAAGCGGTGGTCGCAGAAAGACGGGGCGCAACCAGGGTAGAGTAGGTGGAATCCTGTTCATCAATCACCTGACCCCCCACAAGGAGTTCAACCTTGGAAATTTTGGTCAACCACTGGGCTTGACTGTAAGCTTGTGTAGCGGTACCATTATTGGGAACGAGGTAGACATACCCGAGCATGTCACCCTTGCGCTCGAAGCGAACGGTGGACATACCGTTGTTGGAGACGTTACCTTGAATGACCTGACGCTCGACAGTTTGGGAAAAATTTGTATGACGTTTGTAGGTGGAGCGGAAGAAGCTCACCTCGGGCTGACCAACGAGGTGTACATCCTGAGCACCGACGGCTACGAGTTGGGCAATACCACCAGACATTTTATAATATAGTGAGAGTTTATTTTTAAGCTGGGAAGACTTACAAACTGGGACACAATTTGTAAGAAAAATGGGGACGACTTTTACGAAGTCGCAATTTAGATAGAATCGGTGCAGGTCTTCATAGTTTTAAATTTGTTATAGAGGAGTTCATAGATGTTACCTGTAGCAGGTGTATTAGATCCAATTTTGACTCGGATACACCCAATGTCTCCAGAACCAGACGCACGTAGCGCTTGACTCACCCACATGGTGAATTGACCCTCGATGGTGTATTGTGGGTTATTATCCACCATTTTTTCTATCCTGATATGATTCTGACCCATTGAAGCATATGGGTTGGTAACAGTGAGTCCATTGGTGAGAGTAATTGTTTCGTTGATGATAACACCCATTGTTTTATTATACTGGTATAAAAAAATAGTACTATAATTTCACAAATGGAGTACATCTACGAAGCTCGTGATATTGTACCACGGGCACTGTGTAAGGAAATAATAGAAAAGTTTGAGAATGACCCTGATAAAAGTGTAGGTAAAGTAGGTGGTAGTAAAGTATTTGAAACATTAAAAAAAACAATCGATTTACAAGTATATACCAAACCTGAATGGAAAATGATTAATGATCAAATAGAAGTACATTTAGTTTCTGGTATAAAAAAATATTTTGAGTATTTGTTTATAAACGCTTACCATGGAGATGATCATCGTATTCTAGAGAAGACGTTTGGAGATAATATAGTCATAACAAACTTTGTAATGGCGCGATATAAAGTGGGAGATTATTTTAGATGGCACGTTGATGATAAGATGGGTAATAAAAGATTATTAGCTTTTATCATATATTTTAATGATAATGAAAGTGGTACAGAATTTATTAATGGTAAAAAAATTAAACCTGAATGCGGGAAGATATTATTTTTTCCGTCTACATGGACATATCCACACCGAGGACAAGAGGTTGAAAAAGGTGTTAAATATATTATGACTGGATTTATATGTGAATATATTTAATAAAGTTTACATGTGACAAGGGCAGCCTTATAGGTTCCATGATCCACGAGGGTATATGAGGGAACTGTGTTGCTAGTCTCTTCCCATACGGTTTGACCGTTTTCATCGAGGACATCCACGAGTTCTTCGATAATACGTTCCTCATCGTGTTGGGGTATTTTCTTTTTTGATTTGGAAAATTGTATTTGTATATATCTTTTATGTGTACCCAAAGAATATTCAGCCTTTCTTTCATCATCGATTGTATTATACTCTTCAACACTCACTTCATTAATCCATTTTACTGACTTAATAACATCATCTGGGAGATCATCATATGTATTACGACTTACCTCCGTATCACCTTGGTAGTATTTTTCCATTTTCATTCCGAAACCAATATAATCAGGTGCGACCTCTTTAAAGTATATTGGTGTTTCATCAACACGTGTTTTGAATGATGGTCTTATTTCATAATCATACATATTAATCTGATATGATTCATCGTGGATGTAATACGTTACATTTGAAAGTTCCCTTTTAGGAATCTTAATAGATATCTGTAACGGTTCTGTAAAGTCACAATCTTGGGTCACCTTGGCGACTGTGTAATTCATTAAGGCACCACCCTCCTGCTTTTGTGCATACCCTGGAGATACATTAGATGTGGTTAAGAGATCCCCTGACTCGAGAGTACCACCCAAATCCGTGACCCAAATTTGTGAGTCACCCTTGATATCAACGATTGTATCATAATCTATAGAGTCGGTTTTCTCATTGGAAACAACACCGTACCAACTTTTATCCATAGAGACATTACTGAGATTTACCATAGGAACTGTATTTGTTTTGTGTTTGTTGGTGTTTGCACTCACGACAAGACCTGTAATATTTTGTCCCCAGGTGTTTGATACTGTAGTTTTCGAACGGGGGAGTTCGGTGACAATTTCCTGAACCCCCTTGACGAGGTAAGGAACCATCTGCATATAATCAACTGTCGCAATTCCATTTCCCCACATGGAGTAATCTGGGTCTTGGCTGGGGTCATCACTAGGGGGTGGTGTAAAATTGTCAACATCGCCTGCTTCGGGTGGTACGGTAACCATGTGTCTCATTTCTGGAACACTATAGTATACCTCTTGTGCCATGAGACCTGACTCAAGAGTCCAGGTTTGTTCTGGGGCGGTTGGGTCTAATTTCGTTCGCTTGAGGTAGTTTTGTGGTTTCAGTTTTGACAATGTCTTGATTGCACCTGTAATATAGGTTTCATCATCTTTTACGCGATCGTCTGAGCTCGTAAAGCTGACTTCACCCGTATTAACGCTGTATCTCATGTAGTAGTTTCCGGATTCGTTTCTTATACATTGCATCCCTACATACCACGAGCTCGTAGGTTGCTGGTAGTTACCCGCCTGGTACCCAAGGGCGATGCACTTGCTTCCCTGATTCTGGTAACCCGCCTCCCGCCCCAGGGCGAGGGCGTAGCTTCCCTGATCTAGCCTACCCGCAAAGCCTCCAACGGCGACGGAGTTGTTGCCTTGCCTCGTATCCCCAGAGTATGAACCCAGCGCGAGGCAAGTGGACCCTTGTTGATTGAGCCCAGCTGTGTACCCTATGGCGATGGAACTATGATCCTGGCTATTCGTCGCCGCTGACTTTCCAATGGCGACGGAGTAGGCTCCCTGGGTCTGCGCCGCCGCGTCAGCTCCGATAGCGACGGCTTCTGCCCCCTGCGTATTGTACCCTGCAAAGTAGCCGTAAGCGCAGGACTTGCTACCTTGACCGAGCATAGCGCAATACATACCAATGGCGCAGTTGTTCGTCGCCTGTTGGTTGTAACCGGCTCCGTCACCTATAGCGACGCTGCGGGTTCCTTGAGTGGTATAACCCGCTTCGTACCCAATGGCAACAGTATTATTTCCCTGAGTGGCATAACCCGCTTTTTCACCAATGGCGAGGCCGTTGTCGCCTTGATCACTTCGACCAGCTAGGTACCCAATGGCAACACTCCCCACGTTTGGACTGTTCATCCCAGCCTGGGTGCCTATAGCAATGACGTGGTTACCAGTTGAATTAGTACCTGCATCATGTCCAATGGCGACGAGGTCGGTTCCCGCGGAGTTCGTTCCTGCTCCATTACCAATTTTGATTGTGTCCACATCGGGGTCGAACCCAGCTGAAATTCCTGTGAGTTCCGAACCATCACCGACAAATGCACCGGCGGTCAGTTTATTAGTGGAGGGATTATATACGATACCTGGATCCGTCTTCAAAGGTACATTACCTGTTGTCCCTGTACCAAAAATAACAGGTCTAGAAGCATTGGTTGCGTCTGTTGCCAGAACAGCATTAGTAGCATTAGTGGCTGTACCGGTAACATCACCAGTAAATCCACTGGAGGTGACTGTTCCTGGAAATGTTGTACTATTGGTCATTGTTCAACTTATTAGTATAACATTACAATTTTATTATACCACAAACACACTTAAGGATGGGGTGGGCTGATCATCTTCAGTACTGTTTCAAAAATCCTGATGAGCGTCCTAATGCTCGAGACTATTTGAAAGAGAAGTATTCTTGGGATAATATGTATAAAGTTTTGGATCAAGAGTTTAATACCCAAACGCCCCACTACCCGCACTAGTTCCACTATTTGTGATACTCGAAAGCTGTCCCGCTGTTTCATGAGAAAGATATTCAACGAATATATTGAAACGAACAACACCCGAACATGCGTTAGCTGGTTTTATTGTCACAGTTGTTCCTGTGAGGGATGTTGCTATTGTTGAGTCCCATGGTGTATTCATTGTACTGGTACTAATGATACTCTGTTGTCCTAGAGCTGGGACATATGCAGAGTTGCTCCCACCCCCAAGTTTACCACCAATAACATCAAATATGAGTGTACTAATTTCATCATCCGATTCGATCAACATCGCTGTAACTTTAGCGTGGAAGGGGTGGTTTGTAAAATCGAGAACATACGTCGCATTTGCTATACTCGCACCACTACCCAAATCAGCCGAATAGGAGTATGTCTTTCTCCCCAGACCCCCAGTATTTGTAATGAGACCCCCAGTGACATAGGCACGTTCCCCGACATATACATCCTTCGCAATACCGACACCACCAGCTGCCTTGAGAGCACCTGTAGTTGATGATGTCGCCTCCGTTGCATCTGTTAGGGTCACCA